ATGAATTAATTAAAGATCCACTTACAACTAAACTTACGCTATTTGCCTGAGATGTAGGGCTTACCGTATATGAAATATTACCAGTGGAATTTGATACGCTTATATCGCCAGTAGAAATAGCAAAATCTGATGTAGTTGAAATAGTTACACTGCCAGATCCACCAGCTGATGCGACAGTTTTAGTTTCGTTTACGGTTTTGTAGTATGATAAATCTGAAGTAGATTTAACGGTATTTGGAAATCTAGAGAAGAAATTATTTCCAAGTGTTTTTAGTTTTGGAATTAATTTTTTAACGGAATAATAAGTTCCATTTGCAATACTACCACTAGATAAAGTTGCAGATTCTCCAGAAATAGATTGGATTGTAGCAGTACTAGTTCCAATTTCAAGCTTCATTCCAGCTTTCAAATCTCTTGAAAATTGAGTTGAAGTCCCAGTTAATACATTAGTTGTTACTATAAAAGAAGAACCTGCAATTGAAACTGGCTCAAGTTCTAATTGTGCAGTTGCACCACTGGAAGTAGAAATTGAAGTTATATTTTCAATTTTATTATTTACCGCAGTATTTACAATATAAACACTGGAATTATTGCTATTCGTGAAAGATACACCACTTGAAAAATCTCCAGTAGTTTGTCTTACGGTAATGGTATTACCACTTACTCCATGAACTACTCCTTGAGTTCCATTTGAACCAAAGATAAAATCTCCTGCTACTACATTTGGAGTTGCTTCCACTGTAGTAATAACAGAAAACATTGTAACATCACCTACAAATAATCTTCCACCAGAAATCAATGATAATGATCTACATTGTCCAATTTGAGTTCCTGAATTTAGAAGTTGAATTGTAGTTCCTGTTGTAATTACTCCTCCAGTAATTGTGCTAACTTTTAATGTAAAATAGTTACCAAAAATTGAAGAGATACCTTGGTTGTTTAAAGATAGGGAAGATCTAGGCTTTTCTACTGTTAAATATTTTTTGGCGGTATTATTGATTTCATATCCTTTTACATATGCTTTAAGTGGATCTAGTTCAATAGTATAATGATCTAGTCCATTAATAGCATTACCATCTTCTGCTGTTGGGGGTCTATTTAATATCTTTTTTCCGTCTGGGAGAGTATCATTTAGTTTGTATATGCCATTATTTCTGCCATCGTTATAAGTTTCACGAATTCGTAAATTAATATCATTGATAGTATAATTTCCAGACTCATCATAGGTTCGTCTAGCTAAATTTTTCTCTAGTTCGTCATATACTGAAATCTCAACTTGCTCAACTAGTTTTCCATTGTCTAGTCTGAGAAGTTCGATGAATGATGAATCTGAGCCAAAGTTAATATCTTGCTTTGTTAGTACTGCATCAATTTTAAGTCTATCTGCTCCAGGTGCAGTATAGTTTGAAGATCCAACAGCATTATCGTATAAAGTAGAATCTGTTTCTGCTGTTACAATAGATTCCTGTACTGCTAAACCAATTTTATATGATGGAAAATTAGAATATTGATCTAATATTATAGTTTGTGCTGGTACGGTTACAAAAAAACCTCTAATGAAATATACCCCTTCAGTAATGTACGCAGCACTTCCAACATAATCAGTAGCGTTTTGTGCTACTGTAACTGCTACTGGATTGTTAAATTCATCAACTAAAGTTTCTCCACTAGCAAATTTGCTAAACTGAATTCCATTTACAATATTACCAGAAGAAATATACTTTACGTATAATGTAGGAGTTATTTTTTCAGATTGAGTTGCACTAATGCTATTAACTACAGTTGCAACTACATTGCTAGTTAGTCCTCTAATAGTTTTTCCAGTTAAATTTTGTCTGATAGTTTCAAAGCTGATAGTATTTACAGTTGGCTGTACCAATACTGCATTATACTGAATATTATACCCTGTTTGACCAGGAATAACTACTGAACCTTCTTTGAAAACATGTTGACCAAATTTTTCAATCTGGTACTGCAACATTGACTGTAGAGTGGTTAACTCTCTAGCCTGTACAGGATAGTTTGGCTTAAATAATACCTTATAGAATTTTTTGTTTTCATTAAAATCATCAAAGTATGGTTGCAAACTAAGATCTGTATTTTGCATCTATTTAACCTTCAAGTTTTTTTGTGCTTCTTATTATTTATTTTAAAACTCGATGACTAATTTCACATCTTCAATCTGATCATTAGATCTAAATACTGGCTTTCTGTTTTCAACGTATAGAATGTTGCCACTATATGGAGTTATCTCAGAAGTAAAATACCCATTTGTAAATTGTACAGCTGGTAGACCTGCAATAGTTCCTGTAAATGTAGAATCTGGAGTAGCAGATCCAGTAGCACTAGAGATAGTAGAATTACCTTCAAATGCAATAAGTTTATTCTTACTTACTGAAGATTGAGTTTCAGAGATATACTCATTTTGATAATATCTAAGAACTTTGTTTATTGGATCCCAGTGAATAACTCTTCCTTTTGCTTCATATGTAACCCCACCAACTGTTCTAGTCTGGGTGATAATTTCGCCATTTAAAAATGTAGTTGTTTCTGGTGTAGTACCTGCAAATTTAACTGCTTTACAAACAGTACCAGTAGTTTCGATAAAATCTAAATTACTAATCTGAGGATCTTCAATGAGACCAAATCTTCTGAATTCCATATTGACTGGAATATCACCATTACCATCTAAAAATTCAATATTCTTATTGATCATTACTCGATAACCACCTAGCTCATAAATGGCGTTTTTGCCATGACCACCAGGAGGTGAGATGATTGGGAGAACCTTAGCACTGCTTGAATTTACACCTAGTCCAACTACAGAACCACTTAGGTTACTTTGTGCATAGCACTTTGATAAATCAACATACCCAAAGGTATATCCAGTACCAACTGCAGACACCGTTGCGGAAGTTACTACTCCACCTGAAATAGTGATACTGACAACTCCTCCAGTTCCATTGCCATCAATGCTAGCATAAACAGTTCCTGAAGTGGTACTACCATTTATGACTAATCCAGATCCAGCATTTTGGATAAGTACCTGATCTATTGAACCAGAAATTGCAGCATTTGCAACAGCAGATTCTACTTTAACCGGAATAAAATCAGTGGAAACAAATTTAATATAATCTGTAATAGTTATAGTATACATGTACTTCCATCTATAACCATCTCCAGTAGTTTCTATGGTAGGAGTAGTTGCAGTTGGCTTTACGGTTGAAGGTTTTCCGTTTGGATATGCTCCACCAGCTGGAGTTTGGCCATTGTAAATACACTTATACACACGGAAATCATCAGTCATCACATAAAAGTTTGAATCATATAGTTTTGGTTGCAATGACGCTTTTGCTGGATTTGAAGGACCATAATCATGTCTATACATATCATAGACAATTCCAGATTGCCAAGTTCTTTTACGAATTACCTCAGATACATCACCTCTTTCAATTCTTTTAATTGCAATCATATCATCATAAATTTCATTTAGCTCATCCAAATTATCAACTGGATTTGGTGGTGTTTGATCATTTACTGATGGGAGTAACCCATATTTTTCCTTGATCGCACCATTTGCATCATTCCAATTATAAGATCTTCCAATAAACAAGTATATTTTACTTCTGTATGCTTGAGCACTAGGAGATGAATCTGCATCCTTAGTTGCTCCAGTATAAGGCTCATCAAGAGATTCTATAAACTGTTGTGCTGCGAACACTCTAAAGTTATCAGTTACTAAAGAAGGCATTAGTTTTATCCTTGTAGTTAGTCTTTTGTATGATTATTTATTTAAATAAAGCTATCAAAATACACCAAAGTATTTTGAGTATGGGTTGTTGAATTGGTTGCTCTGGTACATCCTAGTAGGCGTGGTTGCGTTTGGGTAGTATCAATTGTAGTATATTCTATTATTTCAGAATCTATGATAACGTTATAACTGTCATACCCTTCACCTGTATTTTTCAAGTTTATTGATGTAATAGTTCCAGAAGAATTTAGTATAGGCTCAATTACACAGCCAGATCCACCGCCATTGACTACATCAATTGATATATCTAATTCATTGTAGTTACTACCACCGCTTAGTACTTCAATTTTGGTTATCTTGCCCTTACTAACAAAAGGTCTAAATGATGCACCAGAACCAGTAGAAGAAGTTGCAACTACTTGAATATCGCTAGATGCAAATCTATTGGAATTTGATAAAACAATAATTTCATCAGTAGAATTTATTGCAGTATGTAGTTTAGTAGCCACTCTAATCTCAGAATTACTAACTGGAACTTGTCGATACAAATATGAATATGAAGTAGGTACTATTACAGGGGCAGCATATTGATTGTATCCTTGAGATTCAATTTTTACTGGTCCAACTACCTTATTTCCAGACTTGATATCTACAGTAGCACTACCAATTGCATTGTAACCGACTCCTTTAGTTCTAATGATGACGGGATCTTCATAATTACTTCCACCATTTACGATTGAGAAACTAGTAACCTTACCATTTGATCTAGTGCTACTAACTACAAGTCCAGATGCTCGTTTAGTGTTTACTGTATATGCATTTCCATCTACAATTGATGATGTTGTAGCGGTAGCAGTAAACATAGTACCCACATTATTATTTGGGGCTCCATATGATGTGAAATTAGTTCCTGCTTTGTTAATAATATAAGTTTTGCCAGCTTCAAGGTATGCGGTCACTTTCAACACAGTTGGGGACAATACAGAAGAAACTACTTTTACGTCAGGATCTCCATTTACTAATATTTTATCCCCTACAGAAACTTGATACACCACATCATCTATACTTACATCAGAAGAAGAGCCTCTAAAATCTAGTATAACTAATTTACTTGACGTAATACTTGTAGTAAAAATTAACTTATTGTTATCAATGTAGTAATCATGTAATGGACTCTGAATGCTTCCATTTCGGAAAATTAAAATTTGATTCTCAAATTTTCTAGGTCTATCAATATCTTTATTTGGATAGTAATCGGTATCATCAATTTTTTGAAGATTGAATGTAGTTCCAATAGCAGAGTTAATGGTTTTTAATTTCAAGAAGGAACCAACTGATCTAACTGAAATTTCATTGGATGAAGTAGGTGCAACTGCAAAATGAATTTGACTCTTGATATCTCCCTGTAAAGTATAATCTACTCCAGGATCTAGTAATTTGCCATCTTTAATTACCATGAGACTAGATTCATTTGGATATTGATTATTTTCAATAGTTCCTGCAGGTAAGAAGTTTTCTTGAGATGCAAATAGATTAAATTTAGTATTAGTTCCATTGAATGGAGTATTAATTTGATCTAGTAACTTGAATGAAATATCAAATTTTATAGCAAATAGATTTGTACCTGCAGTAATACCATTAAAAGTTACAGTAGTTGAGTTCTGAAATGCAAAGTCATTAGCTTCTTCACTACACCATTGTTTAGATCCAAATATAATTAACTGTTCTCTTTCTGGTGTTGTTACAGCTTCACTTAGAGTGTACTGCGAACCACTTCCAGATAAAGTTATTAGTTTATTATTGTACATTCTAACCATAAACACTACATCTGTAGAGATTAAAGGTGTAGAAAATACTATCATGCCTCTCTCAGAGTTTATTGTGTATTGAACTCCAGGAGATAGAATAGTTCCATTTTTTGAAACTAAGATATCTGCATTGCTTGCTACATCCGAAGCAATTAAGTTTTGTTGATTGTAGAATAGTCTGAATTTTTGCTTGATTCCATTTTGGCAATCTCCAAGATCATCTACAATGAATGAAGTAACATATTTGATGGCAAACGGTACTGTGCCAGGATCTACAGTAACTCCATTGAAAAGAGTTATTGTATTTCCATTAGAAATAGTGTAATCTTTATTGTTAAATTTTGGAGTTCCATTAACATAAAGTACAAGACCATCTTCCTGCCCAGAAGTGATGGCAGTGGCTAAAACTATGGTAGAATTAGTAACACTAGAAATACCAATTTCTTCAGAAGCATGAGCATATACTATAAAGACACTTTCTGATGCTTGAACTGGTGAAGTAAATGTTAATGTAGAACCAGATACTGTAAAATCTTCTGTTGGATTTTGAATAATTCCATTTCTAGAAACTAACAAATCATATACATTTGGTGGAGTCAATCCTAAGTTTACAGTAGATACTTCAGCGATTGCACTAAAGCTAGTGATATAACTATTTTGATTGATGTTATTATATGAATAGATAAGTACAATATCTTCAGTAATTTCTGGTGCCTCATCAAAAGTTATGTATGTGCCAGAAATAGTATAGTCTACTCCTGGAATTTGAAATACGCCATTTCGGCAAACAAGTAAATTATTAACACTTACTGGTGTAAATAAAATTCCATTTCGTGTTAATGGCCAAGTTTTATCAACACCATTAAAACATTCCCACGCATCTAAAACAACATTCTTTGTTTTAGCTGGGCTTAATTGTCTATTAAAATAGAACAATTGAGTAATATCAGATGCAATTGGTGCTTGTTGTAATGTAATTTTATTTGCAGATAATGACTGAGATTGTGAGTTGGGAACTAATAATACTTGATTTTTTACTGTAAATATATCTGCCGTATTTTTAACATACTGAGGAACACCTCGATCAGATAAATTAAAAGTCTTTCTACTTCCATTTTGAACTACATTCAAATCATCTAAGATTATACCTTTAGCAGATGGTGTTGTATTTGCAACATAATTGCTGTAAAAATCAATTATAGTGCAAGTATTTGCTGAAGTATATAAATTTTGGAATTGTATATTTGAACCAGTAACTGTATATGCTTTAGGATCTAAAACATTACCATCTATATTCACAACTAAATTAGTCTTCCCATTAACTGGAGTATATGAATTACCATCCATATGCTTTAGTGGGAATGTATATGAAGTACCATTAAATGCAATTGGATCTAGTACTTCAGCATAACTTGATGAGTATTGTGGGCTAGAATACATGAATTTAGTATCAAAGCCATATACTGTATCTACATTATCAGTGTATACAGTGCCTTCAATTAAATCTTTGGTTATCTCATAAGAAGATTTGGGAGATTTAATAGAATTAGTTTCAAGATATTCAGTTAATTTTTGAAGATCTACTTTTTTTACATCAATAATTCTTCTGCTGTTGATATTTCCTATATTTACAATATAGCAGGATACCGTTTCATCAATATACCAACCTACTAAATTTGTAGAAGGATCGTCAATTGAACTGCTAAATGTTAATTGATTAGTAGTTAATGAATAATTGGAGATTGGTGATAAATGAGTTTGATATACTCCATTAGCAAATACCACTAAGTTGCATGTAGATGCAGGAGTGTAATTAATGGTATAATTTGCACCTGATCCAGTAAATGTAAGTGATTTTAATTTTGGATGGTATAGTACAATCAGATTATCTTCTGCTGTTACTACAGCAGAGTTAAAAGTTAGAATGTTTTGTGAAAGTGTATATGATGACTGAGATTGAACTACACCATCAATTGAAACTATAAGCTGTTCTTTTGATGTTGGAATTACTGGTACTAAATTCTTGGTCAGTGTGACTGCATTACCAACTAAAGTAGTGTCTACAACTTCAAAAGGAGTTTGTAACTGTTGTACTACTATATTATCAGCAGATGATACTAAAAATGCTGGGAGGTAGTCAGTTTGAGTTAAGTAATATGATTTAAATGGTTGCTGGAAAATGCCATTATAAAAGGAAAGACCATATTTGGTAATATTGTCATTGTTAAGAATAAACTCTACAGATACCTTAAATACATACTCTCCAAATTCAAATTGAGTATTACTTACCGTGTTGATAGTAATGTAATTCTCATCTATAGCAGTAATAATGCCATATGACTTACTGAAACTGCCATAAATGATATCAGATACTGCAAATGTAGATACATCAGCTATCGCAATTTTTTGTGTAGTTGATTTTGATAAGTTTAAATTTAAATTAGCTAAATTACTTAACGTAGACTTAAAAATAACTGAGCTGTTGAATACCTCTTCTTTGGCTTCAAAGAACTCTTTTTTATTTTCAATTCTATGCTTACCAAATACTTTATAACCAGATACATGGGTATTGTTGAGTACTTGATTTTTCCACTCAGATGTATTTCTAGTAGATGTTATAGTATATGACCAATCTTGGATGTAGTCACTATTAATAATCTTTTGACTTGGATCACTAATGAATCCAAGGTTATCTAAGAATTTTGGAGAGTATCTAATGTATGGAGATCTCTTGCAATATGCTGATGCAATATTGATATTCTGAATATTTCCATATGCAACACCAAGAGGATCGTAAATCAGGGATCCGTTTGAAATAGTTCCAGATATTGGATAATATTCTAGGGTGGATGATGGACGATCAAAACTTACAACTTCACATTTCACTGAAGATGTGGGAGTTCCAAATGTTAAAATGTCTCCTTGTTTAAGCTGTTTTCTTTTTAATACAGCACGAAAAGTTGCACCTGAGCCAAAACTACTTTCAATAGTAATTTCAGGAAATGCATTTAAGTTATATTTACTTTTTATTACATCAATCTGCTTAATAATTCCAGACTCAGCTACTATACGAAATTCATATCCAGGGTCTACAATACCATTTACTTTTATTTTATCAACTGTAGAATTATAGTTATTTCCTCCAGTTAAAACTTCGATAGAAGCTAGTTCAAAGTTATTAGTAATTTTTGCACTATTAGGAATTTTTATTTTATATTGAGTATTTTTGTTACCAACTAACTCATCTCCAACTGAATCATATGTGAATTTGGTTATGTTTCCTACTTTGGATGAATTTAATTGAATGAGTGCTCCAGAACCAGCCTGAGAATGTACTCTAACTACCTCTGGTAACTTAGAATAGTTTTTCCCATAATTTGAAATATTGATAGTATTGATTGGACCAGATGCAGTAAGAGAATTTGTAATATAAGTTAAATTTGTTAGACTTAATGTAGTTAAATTTAAAGTGTTCTCTACTGAAAATCTAGTAGTTGATAATATGCTAAAGACTACTTGATTCTTTAGTGCATTGCTAAATTTTAGCTTATCTCCAATTTGTAAGCCATGGGGTTGATTAGTTGTAAATACAATACATTTTTGCTCATTAATTACAGCAAAATTAACTGCAGTTAACTGTTTGCCTATTACACTAGATATCTGAGCAGAAAATCCACTTCCTAAATTTCCAGCATTATTTACAATTAATTTATCATTTACCTTATAATTATTTCCTGGGTTTTCTATAATTACACTATCAATTTCCCCACCACTATACTGTTTTGAGTTTAATATAGTCTTGTTGAATTTTAGGGTAGGAGATTCCAGCTCAAAAACATCTTTAGAGTATAATGCTCCACCATTTTCAATTATTGGAGTTGATGGCAGTGCATGTAGTCTGAATAGAACAGGAGTTGAATTTCTATTGCCATCAATATAACCTTTTATGAAATATGTAAGGTTTCCAGATGTTAAGCAATTCCTTCCATATAAATGAATAACACTATTAGCTGTTACATCAACAGAACCATTTCCATCTAAAGTACAATTTAGGAATTGGGTATCAGTTTTGGATTGATAGTTTATGATTGAATTGTTTACAAACAACTTTCCATTCTTTTGGGGGAAGTTAAAAGTTGATTGTACTGAAATAGTAGAATTTGATGATGATGTAATATTAGCCACTGTAGATGTAACTACAGTAGATGATGGAATATATAAGTCTTTATAATTTAGTGATTTTTGTAACTCAAATTCATATAAGGTATTGCTTATCTTTGAAATATCAGATACTACTAAAGATGTTCCTTTAATCTCATTACTAGAATCTTTAGCTTGTACTAACTCAATTAGTTTTACTTTATCTAAATTTGCTACTGGGCTATAGCTAGGTAACAATTCACAACGTATAGCTATTTTTTCGTAGAATATTGCAGAAGATGGTTTGAAGACATAATTCTTTGGGTATTCTACAGTAGCATCAGTAGAAATAATTTCAATTGCAGGATTACCTTCTCTATTGATATCTGTTACTGGATATGCCTTTGAAATGAATGCTCTTGGAGATTCTCCTCCTTCACCAATAATTTTATCATCAACTCTGAAATATCCAACTACATCATATAAAATTAGTTCATTTGTTCCAGAATCCCAAGTATCTACCTTTGCAGTTCCAGTAGTCACTCCATTAGCATCTACATTATAAATTGTTTGATCTTGGATAAAAGTTCTAGGTCTTATTCTTGCGCTGATAGGACCAATATAATTTGTTCCTTCATTAACAACTGAAACTTGTTGGATGACCCCTGCTGGAGTCATCTGAGTCACTTTCATTTGTGCTGATATTGGAACAACTACCTCTCCTGGTAATTTTTTGCCAGTTCCAGATCCAATGATTTCAATTAACGGTTCAGAAACTAAATTTCCATTATTTACTTCATAATAGTAATCAGTTCCGCCAGAGATTAAACTAAAGGTGTCAATTTTTCCTGTATAATTTACAATATTAATAACTGCACCTGAACCTCTAGGTGTTAAACGAATCTTTACCTTTTTATCATTGAATAGAATTCTGAATAAAATTTTATGAGATTCTTCACTACCCTTTGATGAGTAGAATGACTTAATATTTTTTAAAAATGTAATTAAGTTTAAATCTTTTGATAATACTTCCGGTAAATTCGGAGAGATTTCAGATTTTATTCTCTTTAAAAACTCTTGAGCAAAATAATACGCAATATTGACAACTTCAGCAGATGCTGAATGTGAAGATGCTACGGTACCTTTTTTATATACTACTTGATTATAAGGTATACTTTCAAATACAAACGCAGAAGTTCCACGAACACAATTTAAAAATTGTGTTGCAGTTTTTTCCTTGTAAAAAATTATTTCCCCATCTATGCTAATATACCCATTTTTTTCTGGAAACCCATTAGTTGATACTACAGTAATAGTAGTAGAACTATTGGTTATTGCAGACTGCAACTTGGTATTCTGAGTTAAACTATGGATAGAATAACTGCCAATGTTATAATACTCAATTAAATTTTTAACTAAATCTAGTGAGTTATACTTAGTTTCCTGAGATTCATAATATGAGTTTAAAAATGAAATGAATTTTGGATTGTCCTCTGAAACAAAGTTAGGTAACTGCTTTTCAATCAGTGAAGAAATATTAACAATTTTTTCCTTTAGATTGTTCATGAGCAGATGTCTGGGGTAACTGGAGTGAAGTCTTCAATATTTGGATCTGGTGGAGGACATCCATATTCAGCAAGCTTTTGCTTGGTATCATTATCAACGTAGTTCTGTGCCTCAATTTTAGCATATAGAGCAATACAAGGATCTACTGGATTTGTTGGCTGTTCTGTAGTTTGGCTGCCATCTGGATTTGTTGTTGTCGCAGTTCCATCATCACCAACTACTGTAACACTTCCATCTGGATTGTTAGTTGTAGTTCCTGGAACATTAGAAACTGGAGGAATTCCCAATGGATCTCCAATTGGTGTTGTAGGTGGAACTAAAGTATCTGGAGTTGGTAATGGCTGAACAGTACTAGTTTGGGATCCAGTAGAAGATCCGATATCAATATAGTCCACTTTAATTGGAGTAACTACTGGATATGTGTCGGCTCCTGTGGTTATATCTGGATTATCTGGAATAACATAGATATTTATCGGGGAGGTCTGACATGCAGTTAGGGAAAATTCTACTAATCCAAGTTCGTAATTTATAGTTCCCACAATTGCTACAACTCTTCCCTTTTCAGTCATTAAGTATACTGTTCCATCTTTTTCACAACCAGAAAAATTATTGGAAAATCCAACTAAAAATAGTGGAGTATTGTACCCTTTAACACAGAATGGATCACTGATTAAAGTATACTTACTATCAATATTATTCTTTAGTCTAGTATAGTAGTCTAAAGTATACCTATAACGCACATTCTCAAATAATTGAGCAACTCTTTTAAATATTGGCTTTACAACAACAAATTTAACTGCTGGTTCAATATCTCTAATAAGGCAAATTAATTTAGATGATGAGAATAGACCATTGAAATTTTTAAACTCATCATCTAAATTGTAATCTGATATAATTTGTCTTGTTAAATTGATAAGAGTTAATTTATCTTTATTTGTTTTACTCTGATCATAAATGACATCAATGTATAAGTCAATGAAGAATGGAATAGCATCTTCTATAACTGGAGTTACAGAACCTACTGCATATTTCTTCAATTCATTGACAATTTTGGTTTTTTCTACAATTGAAATAGTGGAGCCAATCTTTGGCTTGATTGAGATGAAAACTTTACCAAATTCTGGAGGTGATTTAGTTTCACCACCAATAACTCTAATCAAATCTGCATTTGAGTAGATATTTTGCAGGATGCTTTCATAGTCACTATTTACTACTGCTCTTTGCTGAGAAGCATAATATCTAGGGGCTCTGTATTTTATTGATTTGATTGATTCAAACTCGGATCCACCATCAGTTTTTGCACTGAGTGCAGTTACTGCAATATTTGTAGGGGATATAACTGCTGAATCGCCAGTTATAGTACCAATGAATTTTAATTGTGAAGTTGCAATCTGATTTGCAACAGATCCACTAGACACAATGTATCTAATAATAACAATTTCACCGTTTTGTAACTTTCTTCCAATTATATCATCACCAAAAATAATTTCATATTTTTGATCCTGAACTTCTTCAACAAAAAATACTCTATCAGATGCAGTTACGCCTACTACACCAAGCTTTCTTTGATATTCAACTTCTAAATTTGTTGCTGGATCTGAAATTATAAAAACTTTAATAGAATCTGCATCTACAAAGTTATTTGGGACAAAGAATCTTTGATTCTCATTCGCATCATTTACAGTATATCTAATACTAAATTCTGAACCTTCGACTAGTTCTACATTTTGGAATGTTACTGAAGAACTTCCTTGGGTATTTACGTTCAGAGCATTTCTGAGTAAAAATGTATATACTTTATTATTCTGAGTAGTTGAGAATAACGGTCCAGTACTAACATTTACTGACTGATACCCACTAACATTATTGACTGTAATATTATAATTTACTTTTGCTGAAGTATATGAATTTGGTGTATATCCTAATCTCTTTGCGTGTGAAACTACGTTATCACGAAGAACTGCTGTATCCAAGTTAAGTTCATTGGCCGCCATATTGATGTTATATGACGAATACATGCTATTATACGCTAAAATATCCACTAACATGGATAAGTTAGATCCTTCAAAATCGTAATCTTGGAAATCAGTCTTACTTCTGATAAAATTTTTAATGGATTCTCTGATTTGATTAAATTCTAAAGCAGAGATAGTAGGTAGTTCCATTTATTAACTTTCTCTTACGAGGATAAAATCTACGGTTTGTACTATAGGTGGTAATCCAACAATAAAATAATCTATAATTACTTCAAACTCATTAGAGTCATCTTCTGCATTAACTGTAATATTATTAAGTGTTATTCTAGGTTCATAGCTGAGTAGTACAGTTTCAATTTCTTCAATCAATGAATTTGCAGAGAATGTAGTAGTTAACTCAAATAGGTAACTGGTGGTATCAGTTCCAATAAGAGGATTGAACAGTCTTTCTCCTAATTTAGTCAATACTAAATTTTTGACTGATTGCTTAATTGCCTCTTCATTTTTTAATACTACAAGGTCTTTAGTCACAGGATTTAGTCCAAAATTTAAACTAATGTCCTTAAACGACCTAGAAATTTTGCCTAACTCTTGTGAAACAGTTGACATTTAAATAAAGTACTATAATTATAAACTATTTAGATGTATCTTCAAAGTATTCACAGTAATCTACAGAGTAGATTTTCTTCTTTTTCTTTGGCAAAGGAGCATAATCTGTAATTAATCTTGTAGTTCCCCACATTTGCTTCATATATGTGGTATCCCTATCGGGATTTGGGTGAATCGCCATCTGTTTTCTCCAATAACTGGGTCTAACAGAACTTTTAAAGGGGTTGCTATCCCTTCGGTAGTATTTATGGACAAAAAAAGGGGTCCTAAGACCCCTTTTTACTATTATTTACCTTGTCCTCGG